GCAAGGGTGCTGGCTTGACTGCTAAAGGCCGTGCCAAGTACAACCGTGAGACTGGCAGCAATCTGAAGGCACCAGCGCCTAACCCTCGCACTAAGAAGGATGCAGGGCGCAAGGCTAGTTTCTGTGCAAGGATGGGTGGCGTAGTAAGGAAAGCCAAAGGGCCAGCAACAAGGGCTAGAGCTTCGATGCGGAGATGGGGATGCCGGTAGCAGACAAAGACATTATGGATGCCGTAGCGCAGGACGTTGATCCTCGCCTCTTAGATAGGGCAAGGGAAGAATATCCCGTGCTACGCAATGTTGATGTTGACTATAAATATTCACCGAAGCAAGACATTGAGAAATACGGTGGGTTAGAGTTCTTCCCTTCCGATGAGCCGGGTTCTCCAGAGCGCCCCCGCCCCAAAGAATTTCCAGTTGGCAGGCCGCTTGTCGAAGTTTACGACCCCAAGACTAGGCCAATAGATATTCTTGGCGACATTGCAAGTCACTACATGATTGAGCAAGACCCAAGAGTGCGGGGTTATTACAACCAGTTTCAAAAGTCTTTATTGCCCGGTCAGTATGATCGTTTGCGTAATCAATATCAGTTTGCTCAAAAAAACTTTGGCGAAGAACGTCCTTACGAAGATTGGTATGAGCGAAGTGGGTTGCCCGGTTACTTCCGTGGATACCCATTCCAGCAATGGCCTGAAGAATTCAATGAGAGGGCTTATACGCCAGAGCAACGCCAATTACTTGATGAGATGATGCAATATTTTCGGACAGGCGAATGAGTCACCAAGCGCAGTTGGATTTTGTAGCAGGGTTAAAGCAACGGTTCCCAGAATACTTTAGGAAAGGTAGAGTCCTAGAGGTTGGTAGCCTAGACATTAACGGATCAGTGCGTCAGTTCTTTGAAGATTGCGACTATACCGGCGTTGACCTTGGTGAAGGCAAGGGCGTTGACCTAGTGGCTAGGGGTGAGGAACTAGATTACTTTGACGGAAACTTTACCGTTTGCTTGTCTTGCGAATGCTTTGAACACAATCCTGAGTGGGCAGCTACACTGAGGAATATGATTAGGATGAGCAGTGGCTTGGTCTTCTTTAGTTGCGCTACGACGGGAAGGCCGGAGCATGGCACAAGGCGTACAAGCCCAAAGGATGCGCCATTCTGCGAAGACTATTACCGCAACCTGACGGAAAATGATGTAAGGCAGGTAGTCGATTTGTCAGCTTTTAAAGACTATCAATTTATAACAAACTATACGTCGCACGACTTATACTTTTGGGGGATCAAATGAAAACAGGACTGTATTCAAACATCAACGCTAAACAGGCTCGTATCAAAGCAGGTAGTGGTGAGAGAATGAGAACGCCCGGCAGTAAGGGTGCGCCAACTAAGGCAGACTTCGTGAAGTCAGCTAAGACTGCCAAGAAGCCCACCCGTAAATAGTTGCTTGGCGCGTTTCCTTCTCGCGCTTTCCCCCGCCATGTCTCCGGCGGGGTTTTTTATTCGCTAGACAATAGTCCACCCTCAAACAGATACGTTCCCATGTGACCCATTTGGCACCACGGTGCAGCGTAGATCGTGCCGCCAATCTTGCGCCACTCATGGCAGAAATAATAGTCCTCAGACAATAGCCGCTTAGTATCAGGATCAATAGGATCAAGGTAGAAAGCGTGTATCTCTTGCCCTGCAAGATGTGTCATATCACTGACGTAAGTGGGCGTATGCGGCTTTAGCTTCTCAAAGACTTCCCGCTTAACCAACATAAAGCCTGTGCCAATACCAGACACCTCGCAAGGCTTATCCACTGGCACCGTCATGGAAGGTTCGGCGTTCAACAGGTTGACCACAAAACTGCCGGTGTGGTTTCTCAGGTTCTCTTTGCCTTCTACCGCTGCCCGCTTAACGGTTTCCCAATTTATTTCTTTCTTTGGATAGATTCCGCCTATCACATCTACATCAGCCTCAAGCATTCTCAAGGCATCCTCTGCGCGGAACTTGATGTCAGCGTCAATCCAGAAAAGATAGTCAGCATCTCCCTGTAAGAACTGGTGCGCCATATTGCACCGTGCGCGGGTAATCAAGGATTCATTGAACATGAAGGCGCAGGAAGTCTTATAGCCTTTGTTGCCTAACACGCCGATTAGATTGATCAATGACTGCACGTACACGCCAGTGCATTGCCCGCCATACATAGGTGTTGCGATAAATATATGTTTTTGCTTGTCCATGTTATCTCCGAAAGTGGGGCGTGTTGCAGTAACGCTGCGCCCCGCAACGCTCCTAACTATCCTCGGGAGAGGATTCATCCTGCAACTGATGGGGGTCTAGTTCATTACCAAGAAGCGTCAACAGATCGGAGAAGCGCAACAAGGCCAGCGATTTGCCGCCATCCTCGCGCATGACAACCAGCGGTATTTGTCCTGCTTCACAGGCTTTCTCAGCCTGTTCCACAAAATCATACACGGCTATCTTGCGTCTGCGTTTGCATTCAATAAGATATTTGCCCAAGATCAGATCGCCTTCGTCTTTAACCTGATACTGCTTTAGATTGCGGCGAATGCGAATGCCTAGCTTGTCAAAAATCTCATTGGCTACTTCACGCTCGTAGCTTGCGCCCCTTTGTCTGTTGAGCTTGCTCATCAGTAACAGTTCGTTTGGCAGTTATTACCGTAGCAACAGGTGGTGCAGCTTACGCAGCGTCCTTGATCGCAATAGGTGTTGTAAGTACAGGTGGCATAGACAAAAGGCGCGGTCACTGCCAACCAAATAGCGAATAAGTATTTCATTGCAGTCTCCTTAAAAGGGGATTTCGTCATCGTCCTTACGCTTGGATGGCGTAGGATTCATGTTGCCGCCGACGGGTGGTTGCCAGTTGTCTTCTTTTAAACTGATCAGTACGCCGCCAGTCGTATCCTTAGTCCATGCGGAGATTTTAAGCGTTTCTCCAATGACATAGTTTCTGCTTACTTTAATTTCGCCTACCCAATCAGGATGCGCGTTAGTTTTCTTTTTACGGTTTGTGTAAAGAACGCCGGTACCGGGGTTTCTCTCTTTATATTCCATCTTTAATTCCTTTCGTTAATGAATATTTTGCAAATTCTTTATTTCCGAGGCGCACTGATTGAGTCACGATGGTGTGACCGTCTTTCCTGAGTTCTTCAATGCGTGCTGCCAGCCGTAACACGCCGTAGAGTCTCAGACTATCTAATGCGGTAATCTCATTACCTTGCTGCAAGTGGCTTAGAATCATTTGGTTTTGAGATTTACCGGCGGCTGGCTTTAACCCTTTTTTATTTCTTCATCCAATCCGTTCTTTGCATCACGGATACCGTTGACCCACACCTCAAACAAGGCTTCATGCTCTTGAGCAATCTTGTCCAAGACAACTTTATTGGCTTGTTCTAGCGCGTTGATCTTGGCAATCTTCTCCGCAGCGTTGAGCTTTACGTTTTCATAAAGGGTTGTCACTACGTCAAGATACTTAGCAACAAACTCATCGTCGTTCGGGTAATAGCTATGGGGTTCCTTCATGCCGGGGTACATCATAGGTACGCCAGTTTTAGGTGTTGGCGGTGGTTCCATGATCTGCACTGGCGCTACTTCGCCGGGTGTAACTAACGGGATTTTGCGTGCATCTGCAATCGTTTCAACTTCAGTTTCGTCAAGCATTCCGAGTCCACAATGTGCAAGCACCGACCGCCGAATTGCTTTCGTAGTTGCTTTAAGGATTGCGTTAGCGAGTTTTTCTCCGGTAAGACTCCCAACATCCACTGCACCTTGATTTTCTGATACTCGTCCATCAGCGCCGGTACATCTAACCGAGACAAGGTAAATTCCATCAACACGTTCTCGATGCGTAATCTGAGTGGATAGCTTGTGAATGGCACATAGTTGCTGCGTTGCGCCAGCATTCGCATATAAGACATGTTTTCCATTAAGCGTCAGAAGATCAAAAGGTTTAGCGGCAGGATCAAGACCTACTTGTTTGCAGCGGTACAGGTAATATTGTTTCTTCTGGTCTTCATTTAAACCAGACAGATCACCGCGCAGAACAATGGATGATTGGATAGCCGGATCAAGCGCCAAGACAGAGGCTTCACCGGATAGATTGACTACGTTACTCATATTGACCTCACTTCAGTAAGAAGCGGCGTGAGCCGGGTTGTTCGACAATGAACTGCTTATGAATATCAGGCATGGCTTTCTTGAACAGTTCCTCAGAAAACTTCTGGCTAGGTTTAGCGTTCTTCCAAGTAGCCAGCACACGCCCGTCATAGGTAGATAGCTGCCCTGACTCCATCATGTAGCCTTTGATCAGGTTTGCCAGCTTTGCTTCCTCCTTCTCTAGCGAACCGATTTGCGTCTTCAACAGGCCAAGGCGCTCACAGGCTTGCTCCAGTTCTCCGGTAGCTAACAGGCTGCTGCCATTGTCCTGCTGATAAACGATCTTGGCGGCATCCCCCATCGTTTCGGGATCAAAGCGTTGTGCCTTGATGCGTCCCCAAAACTGTGCCATTTCTTTGGCATGTAAATCCCACTGTTCTTCGGAGAATGTCAGCGGGTAGCCGCAGATTTCCTGCCCGCCAAAGCAGACAATCAGAATCACATTGGGGATACGATGGACTAAGGATTCATGTAGGCACTGGACAAAGTAGCCGGTATCGACAAAGGTAGATTCGTCGTCGCCGTACTTCTTGCGCTGGTGGATGCCAAGGTTCTTGACCTCATAGAGTATCTGCCCGTCCTCTGATATGTAATCAAAGTGGCTGGCAAGAAAGTCGTGCTGTGGGTGACGCATCATATAATCTGCGTCTTTGAAGTTAATACGCTTACGCCTTGCGTATTCGCGCATGATCGGTTCTTGCATGACAAGACCCATCTGCACTGCTTCAATGTCGGAAAGATCGTCTAAAGGTTTTGCGCCTACCTTTTCGGCATAGACCTCACCGGCTCTGCCTTCGACAAATCGACGCGCATCGTTAGACCATAGTGCGGTGTTCCGCACTTCGGGAGAAAAGTCACTCATATCAGCCCCTCATAGTTAGGTTTCGGATTCTTTGGCTATCTGACGTTTCCGCCAGACTGTTTCAGAAAGTGTATCGCCAAAGTCATACACTTCTACAACACTGAACTTAGCATAAGTTTTGTAGTTGTTGATAATAGATTCTACTTCTCGGTGTGTTACTGCATAGCCTAAGTCTTCAGAGGCAGCGGCAACAACTTTATCTATTAACAAATTATTCATCATCAGCGAGTAAGGCAATAGCCAGCGCAATCAGGGTTATAACTAAAATAATTCCAGCACCAATTAAAGCTGCGCCAATGAAGGTAAGAGTTTCAAAGACTTCCATGAGTTTTTTTCCTTTTCATAAAAGCTATGAATTCTTCAAACATTTCAATGCCCACCTCTTTGCATCCCTGCCCCCTTGCGCGGATAGCGGCGGCGCATGAAAACGCAGCCAGCGTTGCATCGCCATCGCCTCTGGCTTGTGTGTGTGTAACAAGCTCATCACACACCTTCGCACAGGCTTCCCGTTCTTCTGCAACAGCTTGCTTAACTGCAATACAGGAAGGGTTTTGGCAATCAGCATGGCAGGTATGAATATCGTCTGGCTGTGCCAGTTCTTTCCACTTACCCATTGAGCACCTCCGCAGCCTTGAGCTTGCCTGTTTCTCCATCGAAAGTCAGGCGCAGGTTGTCACCTGTATAGCGGTTGTCGGCAGGGCCAGCAATATGATTGGGCGTGGCTTCGGCATACATAACAAAGTCTGGTTTTGGCTCAATACGGTAATCAATGCTTTCTTCCCACCAAGGTGATGCCGTAGGTAGCCAAACGTTGCCCTGCCGATATTCAATCAGAGCGCCGTTCGCCCAAGCGATGATCAGGTCTTTGTGTTTGTGTGGTTTCATTGCGTAGCCCCTCGCATGTATAGATGTGTTTGTGTACTGGACACGGATGATGGACAGGAGCAGGAGATAGCCACAACAGCAGCAGATAGAGTGCCGTAATGCCTACCATAGCCCCTAGAAACGGTTTAAGCATCGAGTTCAACTAAGGATAGGCGTTGCTCTTTCAAACGCAGTACAGAGGCTTTCAAGGCCGCGACAGAGTGTCTGGCTTTGTCTAAAGCCATCTGCGCTTTGATTTCTTGGGTACGGATTTGGTCAATGAGCTTATGCTCAGACCGTGGATCGAAATGATCTTTGGAAGATAGATTCATGGCAAACCCTCATAGTTAGGAAACGGATAATGTGCATCAGCACACACGCACATTAGGACACATTAAAACATCTGTCAACCATTTATTTTATGTTGTCAAAATGCCTGTGGATAACTCTGTGGATAACTTTACAGTGTGGTGTGGATAAGTTGTTAATGCCTGTGGATAAGTTGTTAGAGCGTGAATCCTACATATATACATATATGCCTATATCTAGATATGGTACCTATATCCTAGGTTTAATATAGATATAGGTACCTATATGGATGTAGGTAATACAAAGGATATAGGGAGAATATGTAGGTATAACAAAGGGGTAATATAGATAAAAAATCTATTTCTCAAACATATAGGGAAGTTATCTAGGTATAACAAAGGATATAGGTATAACAAAGGATATATGTGACATATAGCATCTATGAGCAGACAGGCGCGCGTTACATATGCGCGAGGACATTTCCGATTTTTCTGCCATGCCTAAATGTCAATAGACTGAACCTGCCTACCTTGACAAACAAGCAATAAGGGCTGTGGGAATAGGGGGTCGAGGTCAATCGAACAGAGCTGGCACCACGGCAATAGGGTTTAAAACGGTTTTAAGGTGCCTACAAGCGGCGCAAAAGAAAAAGCCGATAACTCGTATCGGCTAAAGTGAAAACGCCTTAAAAGGGCTTTATTGGAATATCAGGAAAAACATAACGATAATGCTATAAATGCCCAATGCAAACATGGCACCTGTTAAGTAAAAGAAAATACCGCCCTTCTCCATCTTTTCATTAAACCGCTTTTCCCAATCGCTCATGATTTCCCCTTAATTGACACAATATTTGCAGAAGCAAATTTACCGTCTTTGCCTAAAAAATCATGGAAAGCACGGCACAAAGACGCATATTTATCATCTTGCCAAACTGAAAACCATCTTTCCATGCCGTCAGAACTAAGCAATTGCCAATCATTACCATGCAAATATGCTTTGATGAGTGTTTTGCCATCAGAATAAAAAGCGTTCATTGTTTTCCCCTTAATCTGCAAAAGCGTCAAAAGTTAAACCGGCGGGCAAGTCTTTGTTGTAAAAATACAGTCGCACATCATGTGTTTCCGCATACAAGTCGCACACTTCGCATACTTTAAAATCAGTGCCGGTAGGCAATACGTCAAAAGTGCCGGATAAGTGTTGCCACTGATCAACGAATTGATCCAGTTGCATTGCTTCCTCATCCGTTAAACCGGAATAGTCATCATTGATCAATGCCGAAAGGAAATGCCCTGAGATATTAAAATCGCAATAATCGTTAAACATAATTCACCCCTTAGAGTTTAGGAAATGGCATAAAACATGCCCATATGCGCCCCTAGAGGCGCATACAGTCAGGTTTTAGGTTGTAACGGGATTCTCAAGCTCGCCAAGTAAATGCGTTGTCATTCTGTAAATGTGGCTTGCTGCGGAAAGAGAATCTGCACCGCATGTGTCAATGATTTCCTCATAGTGCCGTTCCTCACTTTCGAGAACATAATTGGCAATGGCAATAATCTGTAACATTGCTTCATTGGAAATTGTGTGCGTTTTCATGTTTTTCCCCTTAGTTAAGCTGCGATTGCTTCGGTGATCTCGCCATGCTCATCGGCACTGGTAGCTGTCAGGTAGTCCATAGCTTGCTGCGCTTTTGCACTTGCTGAGAGAATGAATTTCTTATCATTTCTGAGTGCTGATAGCCAATTTTCAATGTATCCCGCATGCCTTAAATCGCCGTCAATACCGCATTTTGCACAAAGCATAGCCGCGCCTAGTTCAGCAACTAATTCTTCAAACGCATATTCTTCGCTGCCAAAACGTGCTGGAGTAATACGCTTTAGCCTTGATTCGTGGCCTGAAGCATGTACGGATTCGTGAAGCAAAGTAGCGTAGTAATTCTCACGAGAATCAAATGCTGCCATTGCGGGCATAACGATAGCATCTGTACTTGGCCTGAAATAGGCACTGTCACCTGCATGCGTTAAACCGCCAGAGAGATTCAGACGGGAAACAATGGCATCTGCTTGCTCGCATGAATTCCAATCTACTTGTGGCGGCTCTGGCATGTCAGGCAGGTTTAGCCCTTCGCATTGCTCTACATTGAAAACGTAGTAGTGTTTGATAAAAGCATAGGCACTTGTCACTGATTCGCCCTTATCGCCGATGGTTTCTTTGCGGTGAACATTCCAATAAACAACTGGTGTGCCCTTCTGATCTGCTTTAACTGTACCGCCCAATGCTTGCGCTTGCTTAAAAGTAACGTAATGCGGTAAGGCATAAGGCTGCATACCTAGCCAAAAGTGATTGACACCGCGATAAACCGTGCCGGATGCCGGGTTATATGGCATTCCTTCGCCGGGCATGCCCTTCAGAGTACGCCATGGTTTAACCCATGGTGTTGCGCCCTTTTCTAGTTCGGAAATAATGCGATCAGTAATTAGTTGAGCAATGTCGATTTTCATGGTTAGCCCCTAGTGGATTACTTATCGGAAATTAGCAGTTCAAAACCGCAAACGATTGAACCGATACCGAGTAAACAGAAAGCCGCCATTGGCAAAATGCTTGCATTGATAGCAGCAAAGATTAGAACTAGAACATTGCAGAAAATGCCGAATAAGATAAACAGTGCTGAATCTTTCATGGTAAACCCCTTGTTTTAGGATAGTGCAACGATGCACGGGTTAATTATAGGATAGATGTACTTATTAACTCAAGGTGTATTCATATATGCCCATATATATATTAGTCATATATAGGGGTACTTATATATGTAGGCATATATATGTATATATGAGCAATTTTATATGGGTAAACATAGATAGATTGTCAATCTGCGCGATCTTGCCAAAATATCAATGTATGCGTATTGGTGCCAAAGGGGCAACATATATAGGGAAAAGGGAAGAGGCATAACACAAGGGGAAGAGGCTGTCAGTGATGCCAAAGGGGCAGTGATGCCAAAGGGGTAGGGTAGGGTAATCAATGCGCTTAGACCGCCTGTAATCGCTTGCTAGTGGCTTTGGCAATCGGGCAGGGAATGGACGGTTTGGACAGTTTGTTGTCGGGCTGGCAATGGTCAGGCACCCCCTCGGTTTGCGCGCCCTATTCTTGTCCCCGCCCCAAGGAAAAATGGGTTTTCCTGTGCTATGCTTTTTGCACTTAGCAGGGCGAGAGCAATACGAAGGTGCACTGGATGGTTGCAGACTGCTAATGACAGCCGGGAAAGACCGGCATCAAGACGCATGAGGATTGGCTTGCTACTGGAAAGTCCGGACTAAAGGTAGTGAGATCAGCGGAGTGTCCTAGTGACTAGGCGGGCTCGTAAGGTCGCAGTCCTCAGTCGTGTTGGTGGTAAGGAAAGTAAACGGAGGATGGGCAATCTGATGGTCTAAACATCGGACAGATACCCCACCGGCCACCAACAACCCTTCTTTCTGCAAGCCATTGGGTTTGCCAGCCTTTTATTTTCCCTTTGAAATATTAAGTTTCTGTATTGTGTATGTTATATTCACACTAGATTCACAGGTGAGGCATAGATGGATATAGTGATAAGTGTAGTGATGATGGCCTTAATGGTTTGGGGTATTGCAGCACCTTTGGTGGTGGTGTTTGGGATGTGGTATTTGAGGGTGCGTCAGTCTAAGAAGGGAGAAAAGGATGTATGAGGTGACAAATGAGATTCCAATGCCGGATGGAAAGGTGCGGCATAACTACCCGTATGAGGCGTTGGAGGTAGGGGAGAGCTTTCATGTGCCGGGTGGGAATATGAATATCTTGTGCAACTACAACCGTATTCGTGGCAAGCGGTGGGGTAGGAAGTTTGTCTGCCGCCGTGAGGGTGATGGCATTCGTGTCTGGCGTATTGAATAGGGGAAAGCTATGTTTGGAGAGTATCAGCGCAAGCCACATAAGTTTTTAGACTACTTGCTAAAGACTTATCACTTGAAAAATGATGCTGCTTTGGCAAAGCGGTTGAATTGCAAGAGTCCATTGATTTCCAAGGTTAGGAATGGAAAGGCACCGATTGGGGCAGCTATTATTTTGGAAATACATGAGGAGTTTGAAATGCCTATTAAAGATATTAAGACCATGATTGCGGAGTCAAGGGAATGAAGACCCTTGTGTATATGCGTGTAGCAATTACCGCTATTGCTTGCTTGTACTTGATTGCAATGCTTTAAAGGAGGAGCTATGGAGCAAGTCAACGGCAGTGACCCAACGGTAGCTGCACAAGATGCCAAGATGATGTACATGGAGCGTGTGTACAAGATGACCCACGCAGAGTTGTTCCATGAGCTGATGCGGGTGCATACCGAGTCAGCGAGAATGATTATGGAACTGCAAGCCGAGATTGAACGATTAAATAGCGCCGATCAAGATGATGGCAAATGAGTCCTAACCTCGATGTCAAGAAACTTGGGAAAGAATTGGCGAAGTTTGCAACGGATGGGGGTGATATTTACTGCCGCGCTTGTATGCGGCTGTGGGAGTCTTTGCCCCCTGATGACAAGAACTATGCCATCTATAAGACCGCATTAAAAGAACTCTATAAAACACCACTAGGACAAGACTATGTACGCTTCTACAAAGTTTGAAGACATTACTATTGTTGCCATCTACGGCGATGGACGCGGCAGAGTTGCCGTACCTGCTATTAAAAAGACGTTGGAAGCCCTCCCCGGCGCTCGTACCCTTTTAATTACCAACGTGGAGCTAGACATCAGCGGCATCCCGCAAATGATTCTTTCAGCCCCCTTGGACTACCACGGGTATAGCGAGTTTGTTATGTATTCCCTGCATAACTACATTGATACGAAATACGCGCTTATCGTGCAACACGACGGATGGGCGCTAAATGGTGAGAACTGGAATGATGACTGGTTCAACTACGATTACGTCGGTGGATTTACCCACGCCGCTTTACTGCCCAATGGCGAGTTTCATACCATGTACAACTGGGTAGAGAAGGGCGACGCACTGGTAGTGCAAAACGGTGGCTTCTCCCTGCGCTCTAAAGCCTTCTTGGAAGCGCCCTCCAAGTACGGCATCATGCGCCGCCAAATGCCTGATCCTATGTTGATGAATGAAGACGTACAACTCACCTGCTTCTTGCGACCTGCTATGGAAAAGATTGGCATAAAGTATGCGCCAGATGAGCTTGCCAAAACCTTTGCCTTTGAACACTTTGGTCAGCCCCATGAAGGCATGGATATAGCCAAGATATTTGGACACCACAGCCGATTTAGACAACTGCTCTCTAACGGCGAGATGCTTTGGAAATTGACTAAGGAACAGCAATCTCAAATCATGGGTGAGAATGTGGCCTACGACCTGTTTGCACGGCACTACGGGTACACCATCCATGCAGTTTGATCGCAAGAACTTCTACCGCTTCTGCCGACAACTAAGGATTGAATCCAAAGAACTCGGCATGATCACACTGGGCGACCAGCTACTTGGCACCCAAACCTATGTCATGGATGAGGTTGCCCGTGGCCTAAAAGAAGACATCCACTTCTTCGTGGTATTGAAAGGCCGACAGCTTGGTATTACCACCATCTCGCTTGCGCTTGACCTGTACTGGCACTTTATCCACCCCGGCATGCAAGGCACGCTAACGACGGATACCGAAGAAAACCGGGAGCAGTTCAGAAGCACCCTCTCGATGTACATGGACGGTCTGCCCAAGCAATACAAGATTCCGCTGATGAGCCACAACCGCAATCAGTTGGTTCTACAAAACCGTAGCCGCATGTTCTATCAAGTCGCTGGCACTCGCGCTAAAGGTGGATTGGGTCGAGGCAAGGGCATTACCTTCTTGCATGGCACGGAAACGTCTTCATGGGGCGACGAAGAAGGTCTGGCATCTCTCTTGGCTTCTCTGGCTGAGAATAACCCGCTGCGCTACTACATGTTTGAGTCCACCGCCCGTGGCTTTAATATGTTCCACGATATGTGGACAACAGCCAAGCGAGCCAAAACCCAAAGGGCAATCTTTTGCGGCTGGTGGCGCAATCAGCTCTACACCGTCGATCACAAGTCCAACATCTACAAAACCTACTGGGATGGCAAATTGTCACCCGAGGAAAAGGAATGGACGAAAGATATTCGCAAGATGTACAACTATGAGATCAACTCCCGGCAGATCGCATGGTGGCGCTGGAAGCTACATGAAGGCTTAAAGGACGATGGCCTAATGTATCAGGAGTTTCCGCCAACAGAAGACTATGCCTTCGTCATGACGGGTACATCCTTCTTCTCTACCGCCCGTTGTACCGACTCCATGAAGGAGGCCAAGCGTACACCCTTTGTCTCTTACCGATTTAGCATGGGAGCCAACTTTCAAG